GAGGACTACGTCAACCATCTCCAATAGTTTGGATTTGGTCTTGTAGCCTCCACCCACACCGTCACTTGTGTTGTCTTCTAACCATTCCACGATTTTGGCCTTAGTCCAACTCATGTCTGGTATGCCGTCGTTGCCTTCGTCGAAATGAACTCCTTCGTCTCCCTCAACCAGAAACACTGCGTTACTGATTTTCCTACGGTGCGCATCGAGCCAGTCTTGACTGACTTCCCTGCGCTGTCCACGAACGAAGGCCGGGATTGTTGGGTCCGGGCTCTTCCTTTCGTAGAAAGGTCCTTTGTAGGTTAAGTGGGGCACGAAGAGTCACCTCAGACCACGATTAGCAGTAGTTCTGCTCCGCTTGTGTCGTCAGTGGTACCATCAGCAGTTGCTTCGATGTCGAAGGTCAATACTAGGTCGCTAGTTTTGACTACTGCAAGAGATGCTGTTGCATCTGCTTGTACACCAACTACTGAAAGGATTTTGCTGCACTCGCCACTTAGGGTTAGTGTTTCTCCCTCAGCCAATGCGCTGCTCATTGTTACAGCGATTAGTCTTGGGCTTCTCCTGTCGGTCACCTGTGTGTTTGTTGCTTGGAATCCGTCTAGGTTACCGGGGTAACCAGCGGTTGCCTGTCCGTCGAGCCATAGTGTCTCGCTTTCGTCAGTACCAGCCCATAGACCAAGGTCTACGTTGACCGTGGTTGTAGCGGTACCGCTTGTCGTGTATGTTATTCCTCTGTGTGTTGTTGCTGCCATATCTTTTCACCTCTTTGTGTTTCTACCTCTGCAACCTCACTTTAGGTCACGAATACTCCCTTGTGCTCCGAAGAAAGTGGTCCATACTTCACCCATGGTTCGGTATAGTCCTTCTTGGCCCAATCTGTTGATAGCGAATGGGTCGCCAGTTTCGATACCACTCTCGAAGTACTGTGTTGGTATTGCAGTACTGAAGTAGAGGTAGTCCGTGTCTAGGTAGTAAATCTTGGATAGGTTTCCATCGTCATCCATGTCTTTGGTTGGGATGATTGGAACTCCGTTGTAGGTTGCTACAATGAATCCAGCCTCGATACCGGGTACACCCTTTACACCGTTGTAGGTTGGGGTAACTCTCTTCTCTTCCATGAAGCGCTGTTGGCTCTGTAGAAGTTGTTGTAGTCTCATTAGAGTGTCGTATCCAGTTAGCATAACCTTAGGGTTTCCACCACGCTCCCAGATTTGCTGGAAGAGTGTGTCAAGTTGGTCAAGTGCTAGAACTCTGTCAGTACCAGCGCTGTCTGCGTTGACTTCTGCATCGGACCATGAGTTAGCGGACCTGTCGATGGAGTAGATGTCCATGTCTGCGTCTGCGCTAACGTGTGTGGAGCCGCCGCCCATTACTGAGTGGCTTGCAGTAATTCGGTCCAAGGACTCGAAGTTGTTCGCTGCTGGTGAGTCTACATCTGCTAGAAGCATTTTGTTGACCATCTCAGCGTGGTGCTTACCCATTTCTTCTTTCAGAACTGCTCTGATGTCACCAAGTCCATCGTCGCGGTCTGCTAGGAAGATAGCAGTCTCAGACATATCGAATGTGTGTGCGATAGTCTTTGGTTTTGCAGCGATGTGCTGGAAGGTAGGCTTCACAGTGTCAGGTAGAATTGCGTTCTCTGCAACACCACCGTGTACAACTCCTGCGTTAGGCTTCTCAGTGATGACTCTCCATCCTGAGCGGTCCCAAGGCCTCTTTGGTAGAATGCTGAATGCGTTGAACTCTTGGTTCAACTGCGACCATACCTTGCGTCCGTAGATTGCTTGGTATGTACCAGCGGTTGTGGATAGCATCGGGCTGTCAGCCTTCAGCAACTCGCTACCTGAGTAGGAGTATCCCATTGCGTTCCCGGCGCCATAGTAATAGCGCTCCATGTCTGTTATTGTGCGTACGTAATCTCTTGCCATATTTCTTCACCTCTTTATTTACTCCGGGTTGAATGCCCTTGTTGCCAAGTTGTGTACCTCACTCCATGACATTCTTGCCAAGTCTTCTGTTGAAGGAACGCTAACTGATGGCGCATCCGATTTTGCGATTGGCTCGCCTACTGCTGGTGCAGCAGTTGCTGAGTCAATTCTTTCGGAGAGTGCTTCAATTGATTTCTGTATCTCTGCTAGAGGGCCGCGTGCATCGTATGCTGCTGCCTCTGCTTTTGCAATCTCTTCTTCACGCTCTTGTGCGTATCGGGAAGCGAATTGCTTCTCTAGAGTTGCCCTGTAGTCTTGCTCTGCTGCTGCGGCTTTGTAGACCTCGTATGCGGCTTCTACGTCTGCCTCGCTAACTAGTGATGGGTCCAAGTAGTCAGATTTCTTGACTTCTTTCTTGCCACCGCTACCAGTGCTTCGTGCGATAGCGTTAGTGGAAGGAGCACCGTTCTCCTGTGCTCGGCCTTTCACTTGACCACCGAAGTAGTCAGCGCCATCTCCAATGGATTCTGGTGTGGAACCCAAGTTTGCTTTGTTGACGTCATCGAAGTGGGCTCGTGCCGCATCGATGTCGACTCCACCGCTCTTTAGGGTGTCTTCCATCCAGTTGAGGTAATCCGAAGTGATAACATCGGAGAACTCGGACTTTTCGACGTCTTCTTCTTTCTTGTCGTCTTTCTTGTCCATAGCCTTCTCTGCATCGTCTTTGGCCTCATCCTTGCTTTCTTTCTTGCTTTCCATGTGTTCTTTCAGACCTTCAGGCATGCCCTTCTCCATGGAGTCGAGCCGACCTTCTAGACGAGAGAGCACATCGCTCATCTGTTTCATCATGTCGTCGTTTTCTTCTGTCATGTTTTTGTCTCCTTTGTCTTCTTTCAGTATGCTAAAAGTTGCTTCTGGATTTATTCCTTTTTCACAAATAGTGATTTCGTGTAGTTCAAGTTTGCTGATTTCTTGGTAGTCGCCCCTTTTTGGGTCCGATTTCCTCATTCGCTTGAATGCTTGGCCTCCGATGCTGAATCCTCTTAGACTTCCCTTGCGTATTTCCGCTGAGACTTCTTTGGCTTTCTCGATGTCATTTCGTAATTGAACTACTACAAACATTCCGACATCGTCGACTTCGCTTTTCCATAACCTCCCTTCGCTATCCGTGTAATTTGGAATGACTTCTCCTACCTGTATGTTTGAGTGCGCTAGTTGGACGTTTCTGTATTTCGGGTCTTCCATGAACTTCCGAAATGCGTCCTTCAATGCCCCCCTTGTGATTATATCGCCCTGCTTGTCAACCAATTCGACACTGGCGTAACCAGCGACAATGAGGTCGTTGCCTCCCTTGAGGAGGTTAATCGACTCACTGCTACGAAAGAGTTGCTCACTTAGGACCACTAGCCCTGTCTTGGTTTGTCATACTACTTATACCGCTCGCAACTTTAACAACAAGGTTCTATTCCTCGATTTCAGCATAGGATTCTTCTTTTTTGCTCTCCTTTCGAGGTTTTTTGGGATAGTCAGAGGGCTTCTCAGGGTCCTCCTCCGGTCTTTCTTTCATATCCCAGTCAGGAACAGCGTGCTCGGATGTAAGGGACGTGGGTCCCCTTGGGCTGGCTATGTCTGAGCCTACATCGATACCAAGGGCCCTCCCTCCACTCATTGGGTAGTGTTCCTTCTCAAGTTTGTCGAGTATTCTCTCCATGGTGAGAAGCGCCTTCAACGTCTCCTTCGGTTTCAATAGGAGATTCTTGTCTTTCTTTGGCTTGAGCAAACCACCACTCTGCTCCTCTATTCTATGAGCCCGCTCATCGCTCATGGGCTCTTCTTCGTCTTTGTCGTCCTCTAGGACTTCTAACTCTTCTTTCAGTAGTTCTTTGAAACCTTGACGCCAATAAGGTTCTAGGCTGTTAGCGAGTTTCAAAGAGTAATCTGACTTTGTTATGCTACCTATTGCAGCAATTGGGTTGACGGGTTCGTCATTGACTATCTCGTACTTCACTAAGTCCTCAGGTAGGTGAATGACGAAGTGTCCTCTATCTATCTCCATTGCGAATGGGATGTGAATGTCCTCCTCTGCCTTTGCTAGTAGAACCCACTTCGGATGCCTTTCCTCTCCCTTCATGTATGTTGACTTGGCATCCCTCAAGAGTAGTTTCTGTCCGTCTTCACCCAAGTCCTTGACTGCCTCCTCGAAACCAACCTCATCAGTCACACGTATGGACTCAGGACTCGGTACGTGAACAGGCTCATGGCTGTCAAACTGACCTCTGATGAGTTTGACCCTCTCCCTCGTAGTGAGGTCAGTGACGTCGGTATCGTCATAGAGCATGATATCGTTGATGTGAAGTTGGTCACCCACTATCGTTCCGTCTATGACGTAGTCCCTCTCGCAGACCTTCCTGAGTGCTGCTCTCATCTCATCGTCGACTCCGACCTTCTCACCATCCTCATCGGAGATGTCTATTCTACCACCTTTTCTCTTTATCTTCACCCTCTGGCCATCATGATACTTCGATATCACCCACTCACCAGTGAATCCACGTAGTTGCTCCATGTCCTCAATCTCGAATATCCTGTGAAGTGGGTCAATCAAAGGCAGTTCCTTGGGTAGTTCGGCCTTTGCTAGGTTATCTAGACCATCGACCGGAGCCCTACCTGTTGTTTGGTTTATGGACATGTGATTGCTTTGTAGCCCTGACATCATAGTGGAAAGGTTCGGGTCTGAATAAAGAGCGCTCGTCCAGTCCTCACCGAAGACGTAGTTCATCCAAGGCATTGGGACGCTGTTCAGCAACTGCTCATTCGGCATGTTAGTACCAACCGCTGGTTGACCCCTAGTACCGAACTCAAACCCAATAGTAGGACTCATGGAATACCCGAAGTCCATTCTACCAGAGTTGAACAAGGGTGTCACTGCATTGCCGCTCATTTCAGGTATGGGCCTAAGAGGCACATTCATCTTACCATGCAATGGTTTTGTGACAGTGCCAGCGCTCGCTTCTTCCAACGGACCTGATTGTTGCTCATCAAATGTGTAGATAGCGTTCGACATCGCTTGGTGATAAGCCTTGGTCTTTTGCGAGGATTCCCATAGGGAGCCCTTCTTTCCAGTTTTCTTAGGAGGTAGTGGGTGAGGGTGCATGTCCAAACCGTACGTGGTTAAGTCACCTCTCGACCTGAATGCTGGATTGGCTAACTGAGTAAGAGCATTCAATGCCCCGTACTCAGGAACCCCTCTGTTCAGCGGTATGGATGCTCTGGAATATGGATGCTCCTCAAAGTCCCCGATGTGTTCCCTCATAGGTCTGTCTATGTCTTTGAATTGTGAGAAGTCCTGTCCTGCAATGTCTTGACCCATGCGGAGTATCTGTCCGAAAGTAGCGGCCTTGGTGGGACCAACTAGTTTACCTAGCATTTCTTCGACTTGGGACCTGTGAGCACTGTTGTCTATATCCGGCATTTCGAGAGCCTTCATAGCCTCGTCCACACTCATCTCAGGACTTATTTCAACCGCATTGTCCCTAAGCGACATTGCCAATTCCTTGTGAGGGGACACTCTACCTCTCTGCTCCATGGTTCGCTCTAGGCTATCCCTAGTGGCTTCCTTCTCATGATATCCGAAAGTCTCCAAGTCATGGTCGCCATCGACCATCAAACCACGACTAGAATCATGCGCTAGCCTCATCACGTTCGCTAAGGCAGTGATGGGGTCACCAGTGTTGAATGCATCTGGGTTTTGCTCAAGAAGCATAGGTAGGAGTTTGCTCTTCGCATACTCAGCACTGGCTCTCATGTCAGCACCCAACTTGTCAGTGAAGTCCTTGCTGTGTTCCGTTCTAGCAGCGTCTCTACCCTTGTGAGCGAGTCTATCCATCCTATACTTCTCGTCTCTTGCTCTAAGCGCTTGTAGGTCACCTCTCAGAAGACGCACCGCTGCCTCCTTCCTCTCTGGCTCTATCAGTCCACTCTCTATGGCTTCGAGTTGCTGAGTGATGTCGAACATCTCAGATAGTATGTCCCTTCTTTCTATGGCGTCCATCTCATGACCGAAGGAGATTTTTCCACTGTCGTCGATGACCTTTCTAGCGTCTCCTAGAAATTGAAGATATTCTGAATGGATGTTTGGCCTTGGGCCTAGTTCGGGATTCCCATAGAGGCTAGCATAGTCGTGGACGAACTGCTGTGATGGGTCAACGGGGTTGTTGTACCTACCCAGCGCCATTGCTAGCCTATGACCAGCGGCTCCTCTGTTAAGAAGGGAAGAGTCTCCTCTTTCAGCGGTTCCGATTCCAGCATACGGATGGTTCTGCTTGAAATCAGATGAGGTCTCCCTGTTGAACTTGACATCTTGGAAGTGACTCTCAGCAGTTGGTAACTCGGCATGGATGCTGGACATCAACTCTGGGAAATGAGTTGACAACTCGTCTGTGTAGTTATTGTGACTGCTCCTTGCTATCTCGCTACCTTCAACGTCTCTCCTAGACACACCATGTCTCGATAGAATCTGTAAAGCACTCATTGGGGATTTCTGTCCCGGTAGGAGAGGAGTGACATGTAGGCCACCATACAAACCAACTGTGTCTTTTCTAGGTTCTAGTATACTAGTTTTGATTCCACCTAGTAGAGACTCGATACCCTCTTCGCTGTATCTACCTAGTTCTGACGGTCTTGGTTTAGGTGTCAAGGAATCAGTAGGTTGCTCTCTCTTAGTCATGAAGGAAGAGTCATCACCGTCATCGTACTTGTGATGGTGGTGAATGAACTCCCCGTATGTAGCAGGGTCCCTACCTAATCCGCCTCTGTCTCCGAAGTACTTGTGTGCTAGATGTGAGAGACCTCTCATCTTACCATCCATTGTGATGTAATGGTCGCTATGCCCATCTGGTAAATCTGCGACCCTAGGTGCATTGAAGCCAGACCTCAGGAAACCGTAAGCGTTCTTGATTTCCTTGGACTGCTTGCCCAAGGAGACATTTCTGTCATATCTCTCAATCGCCTCTCTTGCTTTCTCTTTAGATATCAAAGGCCCACTGTACATTTCAGAAGGTAAAGTGGGATGATTCTCTAGCGGATTCAAATCACCATCGTAACCGACGAGGCTGAGAAACCCACTCTTGGTCAATTGTGCCTCGTTGGATTTCATCGCATGTTCCTTGAATGCCTCCGCTATGGAGTCAGAGGTGTCCTTAAGAGCGTCTATCCTATCATGGTGAAACTCATCATGAGGGAACAAGTTAGTTATCTCATGTATCTTGTCAGGGTCTTCCTCCCCTTCGTTTAACGCACCAGTGAGTTGATTCAATATACTGTCATAGAGCGTTGTCTCGTCATCCAATTCGACTTTCCGTAGAGCATTTGCCATGCCACCCTCTGTCCCCTTGAACTTAGAGTCAGAGTCAGACTCGATGGTCTTCGGTACGTTTGGCGCAGAAGCACTATGGCTCCTAGTGAACCAATGCTTCTCTGCTCCAGCATTCATCTCTAGGTTCTTCTTGAGCCTAGTCATAGGATATTCTAGACCATCGGACAACTTTACCAATTGATGGTCAGATTCGTCGCTACCATTCTCGTCTATGTGTTGGAGAA